TGGCAATATCTATAGAGTATGATATAAAGTATTAATGAAAAGTGTATATGATTTTATCGTTAAGCCGTTAGGTGATAGATATGCAAATACAAAAAAAATAGGAGACACTGAATTAGTTTTAAACACTAAAATAGAAGGTTGGAAATTTGTAAATAGATTTGCCGAAGTAATATCAACACCTCTCGCTATTGCAACGCCTGTTAAACAGGGTGATATAGTTGTAATACATCAGAATATTTTTAGAAGATTTTATAACATGCAGGGTAAGCAAACAAATAGTAGGTCTTATTTTAAAGATGATTTGTACTTTGCAAGTGTTGACCAAGTATACTTATATAAAAGAAAAGATAAATGGCTATCCATAAACGATCGTTGTTTTATAATGCCAATCAAAGAAACAGAGCTTCTAATAAACAATAAAGAAGTAAACAATATTGGTATACTAAAAATAGGTAATAGCTCATTAGAAGAGCTAAGAATAACTCCAGGACATATAGTAACATTTAAAGCTGGTTCTGAATGGGAGTTTAATATAGACGGAGAACGTTTATATTGTATGAAATCAAATGATATTTTATTAGAACATGGATATAAAGAAGACGAAGAAGAATATAATCCTAGCTGGGCAGAGAGCTGTTGAAGAATTAATAAAGGTAGCTAAAGAAGCTATCGTTGATTCAGATGATGATATATCAGCAGACAGATTAAAAAATGCAGCGGCTACTAAAAAGCTAGCTATATTTGATGCTTTTGAAATATTACAAAGGATTCAAGAAGAAGAAGCTATATTAAATGAAAAGCCTAGAGAAAGTAAAGAAAAAACTTTTAAAGGTTTTGCAGAAGGGAGGTCTAAATAATGTATACTCAAAGTTTATATAAAATACTAGACGATCACATTAAACCTCATATAATAAAAAAAAATAATAGGTACAAAAAATGGGAGTACGGTTATAACAAAGAGCATGATATTGTTGTTATAAGTAGGACAGGAGAAATAGGGGAAATATACGATATACAGAACCTAAAGATTGCATTGCCAAAACCTAAGGATGTTGTTAAGTTTAAATCAAATTCTTGGGAAAGAACAGAATTACCGGATGAGTTAAAAAAAATAAAAACAATATTTGACTGGGAAAATTACCCTATAGATTTCAAAGAAAAATGGTATGATTACATTGATAAAGAGTTTACTAGACGAGAGCAAGGTTTCTGGTTCAATAATAAGAATCTGGATACTTACATTACTGGTACTCACTTTATGTACTTGCAGTGGTCCAAAATTGATGTTGGGAAACCAGACTTTCGAGAAGCAAACAGATTATTCTTTATATTTTGGGAAGCATGTAAGGCAGACCAACGGTCTTATGGAATGTGTTATCTTAAAAACCGTAGATCAGGATTCTCGTTTATGTCCTCAGCTGAGACAGTCAATCTTGCAACTATATCCTCGGATTCACGGTACGGAATATTGTCCAAATCGGGACCTGATGCTAAGTCGATGTTCACAGATAAGGTGGTACCAATTTCGGTCAACTACCCGTTTTTCTTCAAACCAATACAGGACGGTATGGACCGGCCAAAAACCGAACTCGCATACAGAGTCCCAGCCTCAAAGTTTACACGTAAGAAACTTGAAACAAACGAAGCGGTCAAAGAGATCACAGGTCTTGATACCACGATCGACTGGAAAAACACAGGTGACAACTCGTACGATGGTGAAAAACTTAAACTCCTCGTACACGACGAATCGGGCAAATGGGAAAGGCCGAACAATATCCTCAACAACTGGAGGGTTACAAAAACAACGCTTAGACTAGGTAGCAGAGTAATAGGTAAGTGCATGATGGGTAGCACTTGTAACTCATTAGACAAAGGTGGAGAAAACTTTAAAAAACTTTACTATGATTCAGACGTTACAAAAAGAAACCGCAATGGACAAACTCGCTCAGGACTCTATTCTTTGTTCATACCTATGGAGTGGAACTACGAAGGATACATTGATTCTTATGGCGTACCTGTATTCGATACACCAGAAGAAGAAGTTTTAGGACCGCATGGAGACGTAATAGATCAAGGTGTTATAGAGTATTGGCAAAACGAAGTTGATGGTTTAAAAGGTGATCAAGATGCTTTAAATGAATTTTACAGACAGTTTCCAAGAACAGAAGACCATGCATTTAGAGACGAAGCTAAACAGTCGCTATTTAATCTAACTAAGATATATGAGCAAATAGATTTTAATGGTGACTTAAAACATAGCTCTCTGGTTACTAAAGGTAGTTTTCAATGGAGAGATGGTATCAAAGATACTAGCGTTATATTTGTTCCAAATAATACCGGTAGATTTTTAGTTACTTGGGTTCCACCTGAAAATCTTCAAAATCGTGTAATAGTAAAGAATGGTGTTAAGTATCCAGGTAATGATGGACTAGGCGCTTTTGGTTGTGATAGCTACGATATATCAGGTACAGTTGACAGTAGAGGGTCTAATGGAGCGTTACATGGTTTAACTAGTTTTAGTATGCTTGACATTCCGCCTAATCACTTTTTTTTAGAATATATATCAAGACCTCAAACAGCTGAGATATTTTTTGAAGATGTTTTGATGGCTTGTGTGTTTTATGGAATGCCTATACTATGTGAAAATAACAAACCTAGATTGTTATACCATTTCAAACGTAGAGGTTATAGAGGCTTTTCAATGAATAGACCAGACAAAGTTTATAATAAATTGTCTGTAACAGAAAGAGATATTGGTGGTATACCAAACTCAAGCGAAGATATAAAACAAGCTCATGCCGCTGCAATAGAGACTTATATAGAAAACTTTATAGGTCTGCAAGACAAGGGTTATGGAGATATGTATTTTCAAAGAACGTTAAACGACTGGAGTAGATTTAACATAAACAACAGAACAAAACATGATGCATCTATAAGTTCTGGATTAGCTCTTATGGCTTGCAATAAAAATAGATATAGACCTATACCAAAAAGACAGATTATATCTTACAATTTAGGTATAAAAAAATATGATAATAGTGGTATTGCTTCTAAAATTATAAAGTAAATGAATATAAATTACAATGCTAATAGTGCGTTTCCCAATCAGGTAGTACCTTTGGAGGAAAAATTAAGTCTTGAGTATGGTTCAAAAGTTGCTGACGCTATACAGTCAGAGTGGTTTGCGCAAGGTAGAACTAATGGAAATAGATATTTAACTTCTTTTAATAATTACCATACACGTAGGTTATATGCTAGAGGAGAGCAATCAACACAGAAATATAAAGATGAATTATCTATTAACGGTGATTTATCTTATTTAAATTTAGACTGGAAGCCTGTACCTATATTGTCTAAGTTTGTAGATATATTAACTAACGGTATATCTAATAAAGATTATGATATCAAAGCATATGCTAACGATCCTGTGTCTATAAAGAAAAGAACAGATTACGCTACTAATTTAGCTATGGATATGTTTGGCCAAGACATTATACAAGAAGTAGAAAAAACTACAGGTCAAAATATATCTAAAACAAACATACCACCTATAGATCTTCCTAAGACCATGGAAGAGATGGAGTTGCATTTACAGTTATCTTATAAACAAGCTATTGAAATAGCCGAGGAAGAAGCTATAACACAAACATTAGATAAAAATAAATTTGAATTACTTAAACGTAGGTTAAACTACGACTTAGTAACTCTTGGTATTGGTGCTGCTAAAACAAACTTTAATACAGCAGAAGGTATAACTTTAGATTACGTAGACCCTGCCTATATGATACACTCATATACAGAAGATCCAAATTTTGAAGATATATACTATGTAGGTGAAGTTAAAGCTGTTACTATAGCAGAAATAAAAAAACAGTTTCCTCATATATCAGACGAAGAATTAAGTAGAATACAGAAATCATATAGTAATCAGAATTACATATATGGTTGGGGTGCATATGATGAAAACACTGTTCAAGTTTTATACTTTGAGTATAAGACCTACATGGATCAAGTGTTTAAGCTAAAACAAACAGATCAAGGTCTAGAAAAAATACTAGAAAAACCAGACACGTTTAATCCACCTAAAAGCGATAAGTTTGATAAAGTGTCTAGAAGTATAGAGGTTTTATTTGAAGGTGTTAAAGTTTTAGGTACTGATATGATGCTTGAGTGGAAGATGGCTGAAAACATGACTAGGCCAATGGCTGATACTACTAAAGTAGAAATGAATTATACTATATGTGCGCCTAGAATGTATAAGGGTAGAATAGAATCTATTGTTAGTAAAACTATAGGTTTTGCTGATATGATTCAATTAACTCATTTAAAGCTACAGCAAGTAATATCAAGGATGGTGCCAGACGGCGTGTTCTTAGATATGGACGGTTTAGCAGAAGTTGATCTTGGTAATGGTACGAATTATAATCCAGCTGAAGCATTAAACATGTATTTTCAAACGGGTTCAGTAGTTGGTAGATCACTTACCCAAGATGGAGCTATGAATGCAGGTAAAGTACCGGTTCAAGAACTATCATCGTCATCTGGACAAGGAAAAATAGGTGCTTTAATCAGTACATATAATTATTATGTTCAAATGATTAGAGATGTAACAGGTCTTAACGAAGCTAGAGATGGTAGTTTACCTGATAAAGATACACTAGTTGGATTACAAAAAATAGCTGCACAGCAATCAAATATAGCTACTAAACATATTAACAACGCTAGTTTATATTTAACATTAAGGTTATGTGAGAACATATCTAAAAAGCTAGCAGACGTTGTTAGTTTTCCTTTGACAGCTAGTGCTTTAAAAAATTCTATATCTACTTTTAATGTTCAGACTTTGTCAGAGATATCTAATTTAAATTTACACGACTTTGGTATATTCTTAGATTTAGAACCTGATGAAGAGGAAAAAGCTCAACTAGAACAAAACATACAGGTTGCATTAAAAACAGGTGGTATTGATTTAGAAGATGCTATAGATCTTAGACAAATACGTAATTTAAAATTAGCTAATCAAATGCTAAAGCAAAAACGTAGACTAAAGCAAGAGCGAGATCAAAAAGCAGCACAAGCAAATATGCAAGCCCAGGCTCAAGCAAACGGTCAGTTAGCAGAACAAACAGCTATGGCTGAGACTCAAAAGCAGCAAATATTAACTGATCAAAAAATGCAGTTAGAACAAGCAAAGTCTCAATTTGAAATACAACGAATGCAAGCCGAAGCAGGTATAAAAAGAGAACTTATGGCTGAAGAGTTTAATTATAATATACAGCTAGCTAAAGAAAGGTTTAAAGGCGAAAGAGGTAAAGAGGCTGATATTGAAGATAGAAAAGATAAAAGAGCTAGAATAATAGGAACACAACAATCACAAATGATACAGCAGAGACAAAACGATGGAACACCTATCGACTTTGAATCTACTAACGATAGTTTAGGTGACTTTGGCTTAGAGGCCTTTGGACCTAAATAATTTTTTAATTTTATAATATTATATTATGTCAGAAGTAAATCAAGCCGTAGAGGCTAAACAAGAAGGTGAGTTTTCTTTGAAAGGTAAGAAAAAAACACCAAAGAAATTTTCCGATACATTAAATAACGACCCAGTTAAAGTTGATTTAACAAAGCCAGAGGCACAAGGAGAAGTTATACCAAATGTTGTAAAGGTTGATTTAACAGAAAAAAAAGAAACAGATGCCGTTCAAACACAAAAGACAGATGATAGCGATGTTGTTATCGAAAAACCCCAAGACAGTAGCAACAGCGAAGAAGTGGTTGAAGAAGTACGGGAAACCAAACAAGAATTAGAAAGCCCCATACAAGAGATAACTGAAGAAGAGTTAGACGAAAAAACAGTAGAACTCTACGAAGAAGCAGAGCAAGCTGTTAAAGATCAAGTTATACAAGGTAAAGCATTACCTGAAAACATACAATCACTTGTTAACTTTATGTCTGAAACAGGTGGAACAATAGAGGATTATGTAAGACTTAATCATGATTACTCTAATGTAAATGAAAAAGTATTACTCAACGAGTATTACAAACAAACTAAACCGCATCTTAATAAAGAAGAAGTTGATTTTCTTATGGAAGACAATTTTTCTTATGATGAGGAACTTGATGAGCCAAGAGATATTAGAAAAAAGAAATTGGCTTTCAAAGAAGAAGTTGCTAAAGCCCGTAAAGAGCTTGATGCTATGAAGGATAAATATTATCAGGAAATCAAGTTGAGACCTGGTGTTACCCAAGAACAGCAAAAAGCTATGGACTTTTTCAATAGACATAAGCAGCAAGAAGAGCATGCAAAAACTCTTCAGCATGATTTTAAAACGCGAACTGAACAAATTTTCAATGATGATTTCAAAGGTTTTGATTTCAATTTAGGAGAAAAAAAGTTTAGATATAAGCCACAAAATCCATCTGAAGTAGGTAAATCACAACTCAACGTAAACAGTTTTATTTCAAAATTTGTAGATAAAAATGGAGCTGTGACAGATCCTTCTGGTTATCACAAAGCTATGTATGCTGCTATGAACTCGGATAAAATCGCTAATCATTTTTACGAGCAAGGTAGAGCTGATGGTATTAAAAATATCGTTGACTCATCTAAAAACTTAAGTAGTGACAAGCCTAGGCAAGTTGCCGACGGAAACGTCTTTATTAATGGTTTAAAAGTAAAATCAATAAGTGGATTAGATTCGTCTAAACTAAAAATAAAAAAACGAAAATTTAACTAATTAAACTTTTAAAATTATGGCTTTAACTCCACAATTTGGTGCAATAGTACCTTCGCAATTACAACAAACTCTTGCGAGCAACTATTTAACATTTGACGGTGCAGCTGGTGGAAACTTTGCACAACAATACTTACCTGAGCTTTACGAAGCTGAAGTAGAGCGTTATGGAAACAGAACGTTATCAGGATTTTTACGAATGGTTGGCGCTGAAATGCCAATGACATCTGATCAAGTAATTTGGTCTGAGCAAAATAGATTACATATATCTTACGACAACTGTACATTTGCTGCTAACGCAATTACTATTCCTATTGCTGCTAACATCAACAATGTTATATCTCCACAACAAACTATCGTGGTGATGGACGACTTTGGTGCAGAAGCAAAGTGTTTAGTTGTTGATTCTGACTTAAGAACTGCTGCTGGCGGTGGTACTGGTGTAATAAACGTATTACCTTACGGCGCTGCTAACCTTGCTGCTGAAGGACTAGTTGGTACAGTGAAGATATTTGTTTACGGTTCTGAATATCCAAAAGGAACAAATACAACAAATGCTCTTCAAGCTGCTGGTGTTGCAGTTGATGCGGTAAATAACAATTATCCAATTGCTACTGTAACTCCTGACTTTACTCAGTTTTCTAACAAGCCAATTATCATTAGAAGCCAATACACAATCAATGGTTCTGACACTGCTCAGATCGGTTGGGTAGAAGTTGCTACTGAAGATGGAACAAATGGATACTTATGGTACTTAAAAGCAGAGTCTGAAACAAGACTACGTTTTGAAGATTACCTAGAAATGTCTGTTGTAGAAGGTGAGCAGGTTGCTGCTGGATCTGCTATCGCAAACGTTACTGGTACAGAAGGTCTATTTGCTGCTATCGAAGATAGAGGTAACGTACAAGTTGGATTCTCTGCTGCTACTGGTATAAATGACTTTGATGATATTCTTAGAAATTTAGATACTCAAGGAGCAATTGAAGAAAACATGTTATTCTTAAACAGAAACACTAACCTTGATTTTGATGATATGCTAGCTGCAATTTCATCTGGAGCTCAAGGTGGAACTGCTTTTGGATTATTTGAAAACTCTGAAGAGATGGCATTAAACTTAGGCTTTTCTGGTTTCCGTAGAGGATCTTACGATTTCTACAAAACTGACTGGAAATACTTAAACGATGCTTCTACTCGTGGTGCAATGACTGGACCTGCTTCAATCGAAGGTGTATTAGTTCCTGCTGGAACTTCTACTGTTTACGATCAGATTCTAGGAACCAACATCAGACGACCATTCTTACACGTTCGTTACCGTGCTTCACAAGCTGATGACAGACGTATGAAGTCTTGGTTAACTGGTTCTGTTGGTGGAGCTTTCACTAGCGATCTAGATGCTATGACTGTAAACTTCTTATCTGAAAGATGTTTAGTTGTACAAGCTGCGAATAACTTCGTATTATTCAAAGGAGTGTAATTACTCAATAATAATTATCCCTGTCTTCGGGCAGGGGTTTTTATTTTTTTTATAAACTATTTAATTATATTATATTATGGCTAAAAAAGCTGAAGCAAAAAAAGTTGAGGTTGCACCTCAAAAAGAAGAAGTAGTAGTGACAAAAAAAGTTACTACTCCGGTAAAACCCACAAAACCAGAGTGGGAGATAAGACCTAGAACCTATATTGTTAAAGGTAGAAAACAGCCTTTAACATTAACAATTCCAGGTAAACACACAAGAAAAAACCCTTTGTTATACTTCGATAAAGATCAAGCTAAGCAAAGAGAATTAAGATATGCAACTAATATGAATAGTCCTTTTATGGACGAGCAGAAAGGTGAAGCTACATTAGGGCATATTACTTTTAGAGACGGTGTATTGACTGTTCCAGAAGAAAATCAAATTCTTCAAAAACTACTTAGTCTATATCATCCGTTAAAAAATAAAAAATATTTTGAGTTTGATTCTGTTGTAGAAGCAGAAGATGATTTAGACATTATAGAAATGGAAGTACAAGCACTTAATGCTGCAATGGAGATGGATATTGATCAAGCTGAAGCTATACTTAGAGTTGAAAAAGGTAGCTCTGTTTCTACTATGAAATCTAAAGAACTTAAAAGAGACTTGTTATTATTCGCTAAAGCTAAACCAGCTTTATTCTTAAGTCTAGCTAACGACGAAAATGTTCAGCTAAGAAACTTTGGTATAAAAGCTATTGAAGCTAGAATAATCACTTTGTCACAAGATCAAAGAACTTTCCACTGGGGTTCAAATGACAGAAAATTATTTACTGTACCTTTTGATGAAAACCCATATTCAGCTTTAGCCGCTTGGTTTAAAACTGATGAAGGAGTAGAAGTTTATAAATCTATAGAAAAAAGAGTATAAACAAGTGATACTAATATATTAGGGTATCATCTAAATGGTACCCTAGTGTATTATAATTTAAACAAGTATGGCTGTAAACGTAAACACTGTATATCAAACAGTATTGTCTATAATAAATAAAGAGCAAAGAGGTTACTTAACTCCTGCTGAATTTAATGAGGTAGGTACTCAAGTTCAATTAGATATATTTGAGAAATACTTTGAAGACTTAAATCAGCAATTAAGAGTGCCACAAGCAGATGTTGACTACTCCGACAGGGTTATGAATCTTGACGAAAAGTTAGCTATATTTAAAACATTTGGATCAGCTGTATATGACAATACAAGTAATCCAGGATTATCGTACTTTACCTTACCAACCGTAGATAAATACGGAGCTACTGTAGATTTTTACAGATTAGGTACTGTAATATACAAAGACGATAGAGGTAATCAAATAGAACTACAAAGATTATCTAGAACAGATTTCTACAATATAGAAAGATCTCCTTTAACAAAAGCAACTAAAAGTTTTCCTACGTATTTATACGAAAATAGAGGCAATGTAAATGTAGCAGGTGCAACTATAAATAATCACTTGCAAAACGTTTTATATGTTAATCCAACTACTATAGTAAGCAATATAGAAGTTGATTACATAAGAAAACCTATTTCACCTATATGGGGTTTTACCACAGCTGGTAAAGGCCAATATATATTTAATAGTAATTATTATGATCCAGGTTTAGGTACTGGTTCTAGAGATTTTGAATTACATGAATCAGAGCAAGTTAATATTATATTAAGAATACTAGCATATACTGGAATAATAATACAAGATCCTTCTATAGTTCAAATAGCGGCACAACAAGTTCAAGGAAAAGAAGTAAATAAAAAAAGCTAATAGATGGGAGTTATAAACGAAACTAATCAACAATACTACGCTGGAGCTCAAGGCTTTACAGTTGCAAACGCTTTAGGTCAAACTGATTTTACATTTACTTTTGATACTAATCTAGTATTTGGATCTTTTGATCCTACAGCAGTAGACTATGCTTTAAATAACTTTAAGCTATATAGTAGTGCTGACGGTGTAACATATACAGAATACACAACATCATATACTGTAACTGGTAATACAATAAAGTTAGGCGTAGCGCTTCCTCAAAATAACGTGCTAGTATGTCAGTTAAAAAGATTAGATGGTGGTGATTACGGTAACAGAGATGCTTACGGTACAACTACAGAAAACAACTATGGAAACTATGAATACATAACACTAAACAGTATAGTGAATAACTTTATAGTAGCATATGTAGGTGCAGGTAAATTAATACCAAGCGTAAAAAGAACTGATTTGGTTTTTCATGCTAAACGCGCTTTACAAGAGTTTAGTTATGATACATTGAAAAGTATTAAGTCTCAAGAACTTACAATACCACCTAGCTTAAGCGTTGTTATACCACAGGATTACGTTAACTACGTACGTATGTCTTGGATCGATTCAGCTGGTGTGCAAAGAATAATATATCCAACAAACAACCTAACTAATTCACCTTACTCAACACCTATACAAGATTCTAAAGGTGTACCAACTCAAGATAATTTTGGTGAAAACTTAGAAGGCACATCGATAACAGAGGACAGATGGAAAAGCAATACGCAGGGTATTTTAGAAGGTGAATTTAACGCAAGCGTAGACTGGGCTGATTTTGATTGGGGCTACGGTGGAATGTATAACTTTGGTTATGGTCAATTATATGGACTAGATCCACAGTATTCTCAAATAAACGGCTGGTTTAACATGAACGAAAGAGAAGGTAAAATATCTTTTTCAAGTAATTTAGTTGGTAAACTTATAATACTAGAATACATTTCTGATGGCTTAGCTTATGATATGGATAGTAGAGTACCTAAACTAGCAGAAGCTGCTTTATACGCATACCTATCACATGCTGTATTAGCTAGTAGAATAAACCAACCTGAATACATAGTACAAAGATTAAAAAGAGAAGCTAGCTCTAAATTAAGAAATGCAAAGATAAGATTATCTAATATAAAACTTGGTGAAATAGTACAGGTTATGAGAGGTAAGTCTAAATGGATAAAACACTAGAATTAAATGGCAGAGTTTAAAAATGTTTTTATAAAATCTAAAATGAACAAGGATCTTGATGATCGCTTGTTACCACAAGGAGAATATAGAGACGCGTTAAATATACAGGTCAGTAAATCAGAGTCTTCAGACGTTGGTGCGCTAGAAAATGTTTTAGGTAACAATAAGTTAATTAATTTTAACGAGATAACAGGTAATGCTAATGTAGTATGTATTGGTTATTTAGTTTCAGAAGTTAATTCTTGTGTATTTTTCTTTTTAACTGATAATACATTAACTACTAACTTAAATGGTAGATACGAACCTTCAGCTTCTAATTTCATAGTGCGATCGTTAATATCAGAAGGAACAGCTACACAAAACAATATATTAGTACAAGGAGCTTTTTTAAATTTTTGGGAAGGAGCACCAATATATGGAGTAAACCTATTAGAGGATTTATTGTTTTTTACAGACAATAGAAATCAGCCAAGAAAAATAAATGTTCAGTCAGCTTTAGATGACATTACTTACTATACTATAGAGGATACTATTAGCGTGGCTAAGTACATGCCATATAATGCGCCAATACTCTGGCAAGAAATAACAGCAAACATAGCGGCTAACTTTCAAGCACCGTTTACTAACCTCGGCGTAGGAAGTTACCAAACTACAATGCAAGATGTTGTTAGCCAGCAATTACCTGATGGTGCAACTAATAACCCTTACTATGACTCAGGTTATAGAGGTGATCCAGACTACTTAGAAAGTAAGTTTGTAAGATTTAGTTACAGGTTTAAGTTTGAAGATGGTGAGTACTCTGTATTTGCGCCATTTACTCAAGAGTGTTTTATACCACAACAAGATGGTTATTTTCTTTTTCCTGGTGCTACTAATGATGATAATGACATGTCTGCGGCTTATAGAAGTACTATAGTTGACTTTATGGAAAATAAAGTTAATCAGCTAACATTACTCATTGACATGCCCACAAATGGAGATCCTGCATTTCCAGCAACAACTTTGTTAAACGTAACAGATTACTTTAAAATATCAGAAATAGAAATATTATTTAAAGAATCTGATGGATTAGCTGTTTTAGTAGTAGACACTATATCTGCAGCTGAAATAAAAGCTCAACAAAGTCCACTTGTATTTCCACAGACAAATACGTTTAAATACGTGTATTCAGGTACAAAGCCTTTTAAGACACTTCCAGAAGATCAATTAACAAGGGTATATGATAAAGTACCAGTTAAAGCGCTTGGTCAAGAAATAATAAGCAATAGAGTTGTTTACAGTAATTTCCAAACCAAACACACACCACCCTCAAACTTAAGTTATAATGTAGGTACGCAGGCTAAAGCAGCTTTTGATGTAACTACTCCTGTAACTCCTGTGGAGTGGAGAACAAGTATTGTTGAATATCCTAACCATACGCTAAAGCAAAACAGAAATTATCAAGCAGGTTTTGTTTTATCTGACAGATTTGGTAGAACAACTTCAACGTTATTATCAAATGCTGCTATTGCTAGTACTGGAACAGTTAGTAAATTATCAACTGTATACTCGCCATATAACGATAATACTGTTGATATAGGCGCTTGGCCAGGTGATGCGCTTTATGTTCAAGTTAACGAAACAATAGACGAAGTACCTGTAGCGCCAACTTTGTATCCTGGTACCTATGTAGGTGATCCAACGCTTAGTACTTATAATCCTTTAGGATTTAACACTTGGAAAATAGTTGTTAAGCAACAAGAGCAAGATTATTACAACGTGTATTTGCCGGGTATAATGAACGCGTACCCTGATGATCCAACTAAAGAGGCAGGTGTAACATCCCATGTAGTTTTAATTAATGACAATATAAATAAAGTACCTCGTGATTTAGCAGAAGTTGGACCTGATCAAAAGCAATTTAGAAGTTCTGTTCAGTTGTTTGGTAGAGTTGAAAACCGTGCTGTATCGCTGACAGGCGGACCACCGGCTACAAACTTAGGAGAGGTTAATCAGCAATACTATCCTTCAAGATTTTCAGATACAGTTTCTACTATATCTACTGTTGATGATTTATTTGACGTTCCAAGTCCTCCAGTTGATTTTGAGCAATTCTATGAACTTGATTCTGATCCTTTAATAGGTAGAATAAGCACGAGCCAAACAATAGGTATACTAGCAAATTCTGTAGCAGTTCCTAAACTACAACAATTAGCCATATACGAAACAGAACCTGTAGAGTCAAAACTAGATATATACTGGGAAACAAGTACAAGTGGTAAAATAGACGAGTTAAATACACAGGTAATAGCAACAGGTGGGCAAACAATATTTGGTATAGTAAACTTTAATTGGGATCTTACTGAGTACTGGGGTATACA